CATGATGATACCTTTTTATGCATTAGCGCGTTTGTTTGTACTTTGTTCTCTTTTCCAATAAGAACGAAACAAGAACATGTAATTGTGCATGTAATTGTTGGCCTTTTGTTCCAATGGGCGTATGATCGCAATAACGTGGATATGGCTCAACAAATGGAGAAGGTGATGGCGGATATTATTCAGATAGACGGGAGCGAACCGAAGCGGGTGAAAGCGAAAACAGACATAAAGTTGCGGGACAAGTTGAGTATCAAACAGTTGGCCTTTTGCAGGGCGCTGATAAGCGGGACAGCCAAAGATCAAAGCGATGCTTACCGGATTGCTTATAATGCTGAGAATATGAGCGACAAGGCAATTGGCGTAGAAAGCAGTCGTCTCATGATCCACCCTAAAGTTTCCCTATACTTAAAGAATGAATATGCCAGATTGGATGAGCGCGCTTGTCTCACTGGCTTGTCTGTCAGGAACAAATTGCAGGAAGCTTTGATTTCTTGGAGCGGCATTGTTGATCCGACTAACCCAAATGTCATGGGCGGGGAACAACAAAGAATATCGGCGGCTATTGCGCTGGGCAAGCTTGGGTCCATTCGCGCGTTCGTTGAAGTAAGCGAAACAACCAACGTAGATGCGACACCAGAAGACCTACAAGCAGAGCTAGAGCAGGCACTGAAGCAGGCAATAGGTAAGGTATAACAACAGGTTAGCTTATTAGCTTAATGTAATACCTAGCAAAACTTTACATAATAAATGTTATGCGATGTTGTAAAGAAAAGATCAATGATATCAAGGGGTTAGAGGGACATTTCTTTTAGCCCCTTGCTATGACTGCATAATAGCTGGTCAATATAGATGCAATATCTTAGCTGACTGCCGATTTTCTTGTCAGATCAGACGGCCCTCCGATCACTATCACCTATTCCCTACCCCTCCCATCTCCTCGACCCCCACCCCCCGATCCCGTGGTTAGGAGTCCCATGGCTCTTATACATCCCAATCCAGCCTATTCCCCACATATTTTTTACCATATAAACGAAATTAGAACATCCAAAAAAATATATACCAAAATTTTTATTGACCCCATCCTAATCACATACTATCTTTGTTCTAATCGGCATTAAGGACACAACGGATGCGCTCAATAACCTACCTCCGTCCAACGCGGCGAATATTATGCCAGTGGTGCGACAGAAAACTGGAGAATGAGGATACTACGCTCCATCTTGTGTCCAAGTGTCATGTTTGCCACAAATGGTACAGAGTAGAGAAAGCAGGAGACTTCAAATGAAATTTAAGATAGATCAATACAACACCCCGAACCTTCCCCGTTCTTTTCATGTCGTTGACAGCGACGGTAAGAAGCGAACAAAAACAACGATGGACGAGAAAGCCGCACAAACATGGCTTAAACAGCTTGAAGTAGATGAAAGGCGCTTTGCTATCCTCGACTTCCCAGATTTAAAGGGAGAGACTTCGAAGTGACTTCCCATCGAGATAAGTTGAGAACAGCGCCCCCGGACGCCAAATATAAGGCGAACCATGATCACATCTTCGGCCCTAAGAAAGCGGCGAAGCCTAGAACGCCAGCCGAAGAAGAGAAGTACCAGAAAGCACGTATGGAGACGCATAAACAAGAGGTACGCGATGGCAAGAAGGACGCTCAGTACTACCTCGATCATGAGGTGCGCGTTTCTGCTAACCCAAATTACCAACCAAGGCCTCGCGTAGACGATGAGGTGTATAAAAAGAACTTTTTAGACATTGATTGGAGTAAATAGTATCGCCAAGTTTACTCCCGCAGAAGGTTTTAACCCCTATCAGACGGGTTATTTGCATTTTCCTATGGAGGCGTATGCAGATGGCCTGCTCGATGGCGTCCTGATTACGCAACCTTCCTATGAAGCAGAGGGTTGTAAGATAGGTCTTTCTCTGGCTACGGACCCTCAGATGCGCGTAATTGGCGCTGATGAGCAAATTCCCACATATACCATTGCTTGGCCTAATTTTATCAGAACATTTACGGAGGTGCTTCATGGCGCATGAAGATAATGAGGAGGATGAGTGCCCACACTGCGACATATTAGATGTGTTCAACGCATACACTCATCGTCGGGAGCCAACAGAGATTATTTACGAGGAGATGATGACCGGAATGAAGGAAATTGCTCTGGCTATGGACGTGGACACGCGACGTTCTTTGAATGTTGTTCTTTATGCGACGATGATTGAGGTTAGCAACTCTATTGCGTTGGATGAAGCAAAACCTGGAGCAACAAAACATTGAGGCGTCGTTTTAACATCTTGAAACCGAAACAGTGTCGTTGGATTGACGGCAACGATTTGGACAACCCTCTCTGTTGCGCCGAACCAACCGTAGATGGAATATGGTGCGCCGCGCACCGTAAGGTGGTTTATAAACCACTAGACCCTAAGCGCAGAAAGCAAATAAGCTTTAGTCCAAAACGGGTGTGGGTCAGCTAAGGTTGACGTTTGCCCGATGGATGTTTAAGTTATGTTCTATAATTTAACAATAAGGTAACTTTATGACTCCCCATCAGAAACGATGCCTAGACTTTATTATTGCATTTTGGAAGGAACACGGCTTCTCGCCTTCGTATACTGAAATTCAAGATTTCTTGGGCGCGAAGAGCAAAGCTAGTGTTGCGTCTTTGGTGTACAACTTAGAGCGCCGTGGTTTTATTAATCGCATCCCACACAGTTCGCGTTCGATAACAGTTGTAAATAAGGACCATCCCGGTATATGATAGGCAGTATACGAACTTTCATTTGTATTACCTCCCTGTTAAACTTGCCCCGGACATTGTTCCGGGGTATTTTTTAGTTATGACCCCCGAAGTCCTCAAAGAATACCTAGCTAAGGTGCCTCAGATGCCGCCGGATGAGCAGCGTAAAGTGCTGGACATCGTCACGCGGCTTAATGCTGCTACTGCCAAGGCCAGACAACAAACAGGGTTCTTAGACTTCGTTAGGGCTATGTGGCCCGGTTTTGTTGAGGGCTACCACCATAAGATAATGGCGGAGGCCTTTGAGCGTGTCGCTGCGGGCACTCTCAAGCGTCTAATCATCAACATGGCCCCTCGACACACCAAGAGTGAGTTTGCCAGCCATTTGTTTCCAGCGTTCTTCATGGGGCAGCACCCAGCTAAATATGTGATCCAATCTTCTAACACTAGTGATCTAGCGGTTGATTTTGGACGTAAAGTACGTGACACCATTAGAGAGCCGGGGTTTGCAAAGATATTCCCTGATTGCAGCATACACGATGATGTTGCGGCGGCAGGCAAGTGGAAGACTACAGCTAAGGGTGAATACTTCGCTATTGGCGTTGGCGGTACGCTAACCGGACGTGGTGGCGATCTTATCATCATAGATGACCCTCATTCAGAGCAGGAAGCCAAACAGGCGGAAACTCGACCTGAGATATATGACAGCGTCATGGAGTGGTACACTTCTGGTCCTCGTCAACGTGTCCAGCCGGGAGCAGCCATTGTGATCGTCATGACACGATGGAGTAAACGTGACCTAACAGGACGTGTGATCAAGAAAGCGACTGAGGACGGAACTATAGACGATTGGGAGGTTATAGAGCTTCCAGCGATCTTGCCCTCCGGCAAACCGATCTGGCCTGAATACTGGCCTGAGAAAGAGATACTAGCGATCAAAGAGGAACTGCCGATCCCTAAGTGGATGGCGCAGTATCAGCAGAAGCCTACAGCGGAAGAGGGCGCGCTAGTCAAGAGAGATTGGTGGAAACGATGGCCCCACAAGCAAGCTCCAGATTGCGATTTTGTCATACAAAGCTGGGATACTGCGTTCGAGAAGACCCAGAGAAGCGATTATAGTGCCTGCACAACGTGGGGTGTTTTTACCTATGAGGATGAAGAAACAGGGATTTCAGTACCTAATGTCATCCTTTTAGACGCTTTCAGGAAGCGTATGGAGTTCCCAGAGTTAAAGAAAGAAGCGTATGAGACGTATATGCATTGGGAGCCAGATGCTTTCATTGTTGAGAAGCGAGCCAGTGGCGCACCTCTTATCTATGAGTTGCGCGCCATGGGTATTCCTGTTAGTGAGTTTACACCGGGACGGGGTAACGATAAGATAGCTCGTGTAAATTCTGTTTCCGATTTGTTTGCTTCTGGTATAGTATGGGCACCAGAACATCGCTGGGCTGATGAAGTGATCGAAGAGTTTGCTGAATTTCCCGCTGGAGAACATGATGATTATGTGGATAGTTCAACACAGGCATTGCGCCGATATCGGGAGGGCGGTTTTATCCGCGCGGCTTCTGACGAAGAAGATGATGACACCCCGGTCTTACCCATGAAGAAATATGAATACTATTAGGAGCCGCTATGCCTATAAATGTTGAGAAACGTATGATGCCGAATACGATTGCGGCGGATGCCGACGTAAGTCTAGAGATATCCCTACCTGCTGAAGAGGAGCTTGATTACGAGCTTGCTGAAGAAGAAGAGCAGACGGACGGCAGCGTTGTTATCGACTTCGATCCAGAAGCAGCCAATGACGCGGACGCCGGAGATCACGAGCAGAACCTCGCAGAGATCATGGAAGACGACGAATTAGACAGTGTTGGTAGCGAGTTAGTAGAAGCCTATAAAGAAGATAAGATGACCCGTCGAGATTGGGAGAAATCTTATATAAAAGGTCTGAGCCTAATGGGCTTACAGATTGAAGAACGCTCCCAGCCTTGGGCTGGAGCTAGTGGCGTGTTTCACCCGATCCTCACGGAAGCTGTGATTAAATTCCAAGCTGATGCCATGACCGAGACCTTTCCTGCGGCTGGCCCCGTTCTATCGCGAGTTATTGGACAGGACACCCGTGATCGCACTAAACAGGCGAAGCGCGTTCAGCAAGATATGAATTACTACTGCACTGATGTGATGTCAGAGTACAGGGATGAACACGAGCAGGCTCTCTTCTTTCTCCCTATTTCTGGGTCAATATTCAAGAAAGTATACTTTGACCACAACTTGAACCGTCCAGCGTCCAATTTTGTTATGGCGGATGATTTCGTTGTTGCATATGGTACTTCGGACATTACGTCCTGCCCCCGCGCTACTCACGTTATGAAGATGTTCCCTAACGAACTGCTCAAGGCACAACTCTCTGGCGAGTTCCGCGACATCGAGATACCTGCACCTGCTATTGAATATACAGACATAGAGAAACGAGAAGATAAACTGTCGGGCACTAACCACCCTTCTGCCCATAAAGATGATCAACACACGCTTTTAGAGATGCATGTTGAGTTTGATCTTCCCGGTTTTGAGGACATGGATGAAGATGGAGAGCCAACAGGCGTCGCGTTGCCGTACCGGATAACTATAGATCAATCTAGTCAAACTATTCTTTCAATCTACCGGAATTGGGGAGAGGATGATGAAACAAGAACGAAACACGAATTTTTTATCAGATATTTGTACCTTCCCGGCATGGGTTTTTATGGCACTGGCCTTACTCATCTACTTGGTGGTATTGCGAAGTCCGCCACCAGTATTCTGCGTCAGTTGGTCGATGCAGGAACGCTTGCCAATCTCCCGGCTGGCCTCAAATCCAGAGGATTGCGGATCAAGGGAGATGACAGTCCGTTAAGACCCGGTGAGTTTAGGGATGTTGACGTTCCCGGCGGTGCTATCAAAGACAATATCACTTTCCTGCCATACAAAGAACCATCCGCAGTCTTGTTTCAACTATTAGGTAGCATTGTTGATGAAGGCCGGAATATAGCCAGTATTGCTGATCTAAAGATTGGCGACATGAACAGTCAAGCTCCTGTTGGAACAACACTAGCTATTCTAGAGCGTGGTATGAAAGTTATGAGCGGAGTACACGCTCGTATTCATGCTGCTATGCGGAAAGAATTTAAGCTGCTATCTGGCTTGATTAAGGACACGGCTCCTGACGAGTATGAATATGAAGTTGAGGAAGGCGCTACCCGTGGTAAAGACTATGATGACCGCGTTGACATACTTCCTGTCTCTAATCCCAATGCTTCTACTATGGCACACCGGATAATGACGCATCAGGCGATCCACCAGTTAGCTGTTTCGGCTCCAGAGATATACGACAAGAAAGAATTACACCGCACTATGATAGAGGCTATGGGGGTAGATAACACTGAAAAGCTAATCCCTGTAGACGACGAGATGAAGCCAATGGACCCTGTTGCGGAGAACATGGCGTTGATGACGAGCAAACCTGTCAAGGCGCACCTTCATCAGGATCATGAAAGTCACATCCGCGTTCACCTTGCTGCGGCGGAAGACCCTCAGATACAGAAGATTATCAAACAATCGCCATCAGCGGCGGCTATAGCGGCGGCAGGTGCGGCACACGTACAGGAGCATGTAGCGTTCCAGTATCGCCGTGAGATCGAGAAACAGTTAGGCGTTCCTTTGCCAGAACATGATAAGGATTTGCCAGCCGAAACAGAAGTCATGCTATCTAAGTTAATTGCAGACGCGGCAGATAAACTGCTCAAGAAAGACCAAGCAGAAGCTCAAGCAATGAAGAATGCTGAAGAACAGAACGATCCTGTCTTGCAGCTACAGAAGATGGACGCTGAAACAAAACAGGCTGAAGTCAAACGCAAAACTATGTCTGATCGCTTCAAGGAGATGATGGGCAAGGAAGAACTAGCTGCGAAGAAACAGAAGGATGGCACTGCCGCTGGGCAGGAAGCTCAAGACAAGATGTTCGACAAGATGATTAAGTTGGAGCAGTTGAAGCTTGAGAACGCGCGTATAGCCGCTCAGGCACAGCAAGCAGGCGCTCGTCTGGGTGTTGATGTGGCTCAGAGCGTTGTTGATGATCAGATCGAACGTGAGCGCATTGCTGCTCAAATCGCGCAAGCAGAGATGCGGGAAGGGGTCAACGTCCGTCGCAATGATCAGATGGCATCTAACGAGGAGAAACGGATCGAAGGCGAAGCTTCTCGTAATCAACAGAATATGGCTCAACGCTTTGCAAACATGTTTAAATCAGGATCAAATAACGAACAAGACGGACAAGATGAGAACAAATAGTGAAAAACAGTTGAAAGTTTGAAACATGGCAGATACTATACTCACTACATTACGCGAACGCCTTCGGCGGGAGATGAATGATGCGGCGGACAATACTGCAACAGGAGCGGCTTTATCAGCACCTAGCGCAGATATGATCGCGGTAGAGTATGCGAAACAAGTGGGACGAATAGAAGGACTAGCGTTAGCTGAGAGATGTCTTCTTGATATCCTAGATGAAATAGATAAACGGGAGAAACTTGACATATGAGCAAAGCCTCAAAGATAGTCGATCTACCAAAGATAGACCCTGAAACATTTGAGAAGAAAGATGAGTCCCCTACTCAACTACCAGTGCCTAAAGGTTGGCGGATGTTAATCGCCATTCCAGAAGTGGAAAGTGTTACGAGAGGGGGCATCATTAAAGCAGATAGCACCAAAAACATTGAACAGACATCCTCTGTTGTTGGTTTGATCCTCGCAATGGGAGATCAGTGCTATAACAATAAAGAACGCTTTGGCGACATTCCTTGGTGCAAAGAAGGTGATTTTGTTCTTATTGGAGCCTATAAAGGCGTTCGTTTTAACATTCATGGGAAAGAGTTTCGGTTGATCAATGATGACACAGTACAAGCTGTTGTTGATGATCCCCGTGGCTATTCGAGGACATAATGGCTGAAGCAGCACCACAGTATGAAGAAGCAGAGCCTCTTCCAAACCCAACCTTGGAAGAGATTGATGAAATTGAGATTGAAGTTCTAGATGATACCCCAGAAGATGACCAACGGTCTAACCGTGCAGAAATGGGTGATCATCAGGCTGATGATGCAGGAGATGAATTAGATCGAGAGATAGCTGATTATTCAGTAGCTGCTCAAGATCGCATCAAGAAACTTAAATATGATTTCCACGAAGAGCGTAGAGCTAAAGAAACAGCATTACGCACTACAGAAGAAGCAACGCGGTATGCCCAGCAGGTTGCGCTGGACAACGAGGCACTCAAGCAAAACTTAAATAACTCCCACTCTGTGTTGGCTGAACAGCACGGAGCTAAGAGTGATGCAGAGCTTGAAATGGCCCGTAAAGAATATAAAGAAGCCTATGAGGCTGGCGATACAGACGAGTTACTTGCTGCACAAGAAAAAATATCTGCACTAACAACGGAGCGGATGTTGCGCCCCGCGCAGATACAGCAACAAGTCCAACAACCTCAACAACCTCAACAAGCCCAGCAACCTCAAGGCCAAGCCCCGCAAACTGGGACTCCTGATGTCCGATCTACTAAGTGGCTTCAGGAAAATAACTGGTTTCACGGCAAGGGAACTGAGGATATGACAGGCTACGCTATAGGCCTTCATCAAAAATTAGTTAGCGCAGGGTTTGACCCGCGCATACATGAAGAGTACTATTCAAAGATTGATGAGGGAATGCGAACAGTGTTCCCTGATTACAAGTTTTCTAAGGCGGCAAATACAGGTGGTAACGAGACTAGTGTCTCTGCTGTGACGCCAAGGAAATTACCGCCAAAAGTGGGCGGGCCGTCACGGGGCGGTAAAGCTCCGCGCAAAGTGCAGCTAACCACCACGCAAGTCGTCCTCGCAAAGCGGCTTGGGTTAACGAACAAACAATACGCAGCACAGGTTGCAAAGGATACATTGACTAATGGCTGATACGCGCACCGCCCCACAAGGGCGAGATCAAGAGACACGCGAAACTGAAGATCGAGTGACTGAATATCGTCCTCCTTCTAATTTGCCCGATCCTACTCCGCAGGATGGATATGAATTCCGATGGGTCAGAGTTGCCATGTTAGGCGAGGACGACAATCGAAATGTATCTATGAGAATGCGGGAAGGATGGGAGCCTTGTCTTGCAGAAGATCACCCTGAATTGATGATTATGTCAGATGTGAGCGATAGCTCTCGTTTTGAGAATAACGTCGTTATTGGTGGGCTTATGCTATGTAAATGTTCGAGCGAGCTTGTGAAAAGCCGGGATAGCTTTTACTCAAACAAGGCTGCACAGCAACAGCAGAGTGTGGATCACAATTTCATGCGCGAAAACGATCCAAGGATGCCTCTTCTGGAAACAGAGAGATCATCTCAGACTTCGTTTGGCGCTGGTCGCCCACGCGGATAGTCTGCGCGGGCTTAACTTTGCACAGGAGCAAGTAAGATGGCAGCAGTAGCAGCCCCTTATGGTTTCATCCCTGTTAGCCGAATGGGCGGATATGACAATGGTTCATTCCGTCAACTCAAAGTAACAAATTCTTATGGCACCTCAATTTTCTTTGGTGACATTGTTGAACTTGTTGCGGCTGGCACAATTGAAATCGACGTCGCTGCATCCTCGTCACGTCCCATTGGGATTTTTCAAGGATGTAGTTTCACCGATCCAAACCTCAACTACAAATTATTCAGTCAGATGTGGACAGGCGCAGTAGTGTCAACGGATATTTTGGCACATGTTGCGGACGATCCCCGTATTGTTATGCAAGTACAGTGTGACGACACCATCGCTCAAACTCAATTGGGTTTGAACTTTGAGGTTAACACTTACGCCGCTGGCAATACCAATCTTGGTAAATCAGCCATCTCAGTAGATAGCTCGACTCCGGCAACGACAGCTACGTTCCCGCTTCGTTCTATAGACTTTGTTGATGGCCCAGATAGTTCTGTTGGAGATGCAGCTACTGACCTTTTGGTCATTTGGAATGCAGACATCCACCAGTACGATCTGGCTCTTGGCACCTAAAGGAGAAATTGAGCTATGGCTGCAATTTCACGCGCCCAACTACTCAAGGAATTACTTCCGGGTCTAAACGCCCTATTTGGCCTTGAGTACGACAAATATCAGGATGAGCATACGCAGGTCTATGACAGCGAAAGTTCAGAGCGATCCTTTGAAGAAGAGACTAAACTCTCAGGCTTCGGGGCAGCACCTGTAAAGAAAGAAGGCATGGCTATGGCTTATGATACAGCGCAAGAGAGTTTCTCTCAGCGTTATGATCATGAGACGATTGCTATGGGTTTCTCCATCACTGAAGAAGCGATGGAAGATAACTTGTACGATAGTTTGTCCTCTCGTTACACCAAGGCATTGGCTCGCGCCATGTCTTACACCAAGCAGGTTAAAGCTATGGTTCCGTTTAATACGGGCTTTACGGCTTCAACAGGCTATCTAACTGGCGACGGCGATCAGTTGTTCTCTACTTCTCACTCTATTGTGAGCGGTGCCAGCTTATCAAACCGTCCAGCAACTGCTGTTGATTTGAATGAAACGTCTCTTGAAGACGCAGCTATTCAAATCTCCAACTGGACCGACGAGCGCGGTCTTTTGATTGCTGCACAGCCTGTTAAATTGGTTATTCCAACCAACTTACAGTTTGTGGCAACTCGTATCTTAAACTCACAGTTCAAGACAGGTGTAGCTGACAACGACATCAACGCAATCGTGCATAACAGCACAATTCGCGATGGTTACTGCGTCAACCACTACTTGACAGATACCAATGCTTGGTTCTTGAAGACTGACGTGCCTAACGGCTTGAAGTCTTTCACCCGTGTTGGAATGTCTACGTCGATGGACGGGGATTTTGATACAGGAAATGTAAGGTACAAGGCCCGCGAGCGTTACAGCTTCGGTGTTTCTGACTACTTAGGCATTTATGGCTCACCCGGCTCTTCTTGATCCCTTACAAGAAGACAACCAAGGGAAAGAGGGCTTCGGCCCTCTTTCTTTTTGTCTTTTTTAATATTTAGACTAGCGTTCTTTATTCGTTCCTTGTATAATTTTATACAGCATTTGAATGGGAAGCGCCTCATGCTCTTTCTGGTTTTTTATATAGGAGAATTGTTCGATGCCAACACACTTCACCAATGGCGTTTCT